GTCTTTTTGAGAGGAGTATGCAATGAACGGAACACCACTCAAACTCGATCTCATTCCACTCTCGCAGATTGTGACCTGGTGGGCAAATCCACCGGGACGCATCAAGCCAAAATCCGATGGCTGGAAGGAATTTGTCGAATCGATTCGCACCAATGGTCAACTGATGCCCGTTGTGGTTGTCGCTGAGGGCGACCGTTACCGTCTCGTTGACGGGCATCGCCGTGTCGCTGCACTGCATGAACTCGGTCGTGGCATGGTGCTCGCGCTCGTCTCGCCTCTCTCCTACGAGGAGGCGCAGGCTGCCTACGGGAAAGCCGAGCAATTGAAATTACGGTGGGAGGGAAAGCAACTCGGCGGATTGCCAGGCTATCTCGGCTGGGATCTCGCCCTGAACCTGATGACCAGATCTCGCCGGCGGGTAATGGAACGCGCTCTCGCCCAGGCTGACCCTGATCTGCTTCTTCAGGCCGGCGAGACCTATGGAACGCGTGCGATTGCATTTGCCCTTGGCCTCGTCACGGATGACTGGCCACTCAACCGGGTACTTCGCGCATTGCTCGCCTACGGCAGTTATAACTCGCTGGAGGAACGTGTTTCCCGTTCAGGCCTATCTCCTCAGGAGCGGCGCCGGCGACAGCGTGAAATTCTTGCCTTCGCCGAGCGCTCGGTAGGCGCTTCGTCGGGAGCGTGACCTCTACTCACGTAGAGAGGTTTTGCGATGTCCATCCGTCCCGCCCCTCATTCACCCGATCGAACCCCCTGGTTTTTGCTGGGGGTTGCGTTCCTCGGCGTCGCCCTCCTCTGGGTGATCGCTGGCTCATGGGCAACGCTCCGTCCCCCGCCACAACCGGTGGTTCCAGCACCCAATCTCCCACCCGTGATCGAGGTCCAGGTCACCATGCCGCCCTGGCCCACACCCGAGCGCACACCAACGCCGTCACCCTGGCCAACGATTCCCCCCATTCCCACGCAGACGCCCATCCCGTACTACGATCCCCGGTTCGCCACTCCAGGCCGGCTCTACCAGGTTCCCCCACCGACGCCGCCACCACCGACACCGTATCCCACGTGTTCGCTGAGCCTACCGAGTGGTACGCGCTGTATCGCGCCGGCGCCGACGCCAACACCGGTGCCAACGCCAGCAGTTGAACCGAGCATTGGTCCACGCTAGTTGCGAAATTCTGGGCAATTCTGGCCGTTGTGGTATAACGTCTCATGTGACCGGTCCTGTGGTTGACCGGTGGACCACCCCTGTGTGATACCGGGAGGTCCGGTATGGTTTCCAAAAACGTAACGAAACCTGGTGATACGCTCGCGGTGCGAACGTTGAGCGTACCGGCAGATGCGCAAAAGTTCCTGTTGACCGGCTTTTGTTCGCGCCCGCGCGTGCGTCTCGCTGCCCGGCTGGTCGCTGACGATGTCCTGACGGATGAGGAAATTGCTGCTCAGTGTGGTATTTCGCGACGCGCGCTCACGAAATGGAAAACTCGCCCGGACTTCGCTGCCCTCGTGGCGCAGGAACGCGAGGAAATCCTCCGCGAGATGTTGCGCCACCCGATCGCCAGGAAACCTGAGCGCATCCGGCGCCTCAACGAGTTGCACGAACGCTGCTGGCAGATCATCGAGGAACGGGCTGCGGCGAGCGCTGCGCGCGCAAACGATCCGGATCTGCCACCGGGCGCAACCACCGGCCTGGTGATCGAGGAAGAGCGTCACATCGCCACCAAGCACAAAACTGAGACGGTCAAAGTCCCTCGTGTCGATACCGACCTGATCAAGCAGATCCAGTCGCTGCAGCAGCAGGTAGCGACCGAGCTCGGCCAGTGGGTCGAGCAGCGCGAGGTCACGGCCAACGTCCCGGTCGTCCACCTGATCGGCATTGACCCCGAGGCCATCTGATGGTCGTTGCTCTCCCATCGCCACCGGCAGCAGGCACACCCATCCAGCTCGATTTCCGTGGCGCTGCTCGTGAGCTGTTCCACCGGCGTGATCCTGAGGTGCTGCTGGCTGGCCCCTCGGGAACCGGGAAAACGGTCGCCTGCTGCTGGAAACTGCATCTGGCGATGGCCCGGTATCCCGGCGCCCGTGCCTTGCTCGCGCGTAAAACCGGGACGGCCCTGGCGGCCTCGGCCGTCGTGACGTATCGCGAACAGGTGCTCGGCACGGATCCGAACGCCTACCGGGTGACCTACTACGGTGGATCGCGCCACCGTCCCCCGGCGTTCGAGTACGACAACGGCAGCGTGATCGTCCTCGGCAGTTTCGACGATCCCGAGAAAATCAAATCGAGTGAATTTGATCTCATCTACCTCAACGAGGCAACGGAACTCACCCTGACCGATTGGGAAATGGCCGCGAGCCGGCTCCGGCACGGCGTGATGCCGTACCAGCAACTGATCGCCGACTGCAACCCGGCCGGGCCGAACCACTGGCTCAAACGCCGGTGCGACGATGGCAAAACCCTGATGCTCATCTCGCGCCACGAGGACAACCCCTGGCTGTACGATGCACGCCGTGGCGAGTGGACCCCCGAGGGGCGTGCGTACCTGGCGCGCCTCGACCAGCTGACCGGGGTGCGTTACCGGCGGCTGCGGCTCGGCGAATGGGCAGCCGAGGTCGAGGGCGCCCTCTGGCACCTCGACCAGATCGAGGAATTTCGCGTCCCAGCGATGCCGGCTGGTGTGGAGCGTGTCCGGGTTGTGGTCGCCGTTGATCCCCCTGGCTCGCACGACGGTGCCGAGTGCGGCATCGTCGTCGTTGCGCGTGGCAGTGATGGGCACCTCTACGTCCTGGCCGATGTCTCGCGCCGGGGCACTCCCCTCGAATGGGCGACGGCTGCTGTTGCTGCCTACGACACCTACGAGGCGGACGCCGTCGTGATCGAGGTCAACCAGGGTGGCGAGATGGCAACGGAAACGTTGCGGCGCGTAAGACGCGACCTGCCGATCCGGCCGGTGCGCGCAACACGTGGCAAAATCGTCCGGGCTGAGCCGGTGTCAGCGCTTGCTGCACAGGGCCGGATTCACCACGCTGGCCGGTTCCCGGTGCTGGAGGATCAACTGACGTCGTGGGTTCCCGGGCAGCCGAGCCCGGACCGGCTCGACGCGCTGGTGTGGGCTGTGACCGACCTCATGCAGGCAGAACGTTCTGGTCCCGTGTTCTCGTGGGTCGCCGGGGAGGGCGTAGATGGGTCTGCTGACGTGGATTGGTGAACGCATCGGCCGGGCAATGGCGCAGGCCGACGGCAGCCGTGCGTTTGTCACCGGCCCTGCCGTCGTTGACCCGTTCCGGCAGGAAACGGGGTACGATCCTGCCGAGATCGCCTCGACCAAGCTCCTCACCTACGCAACGCTGTCGAACGCCGTCTACACCTGCGTCCGGCTGCGTGCGTCCCTGCTGTCGAGCCTGCCGTTGCGCTTCTATCGCGTCCGGGGCGGCGAACGGCGCGAGGTGACGTCCGGACCGGTGGTCGAATTGTTCAGCCGCGTGAATCCGTTCTGGACGTGGAACCGCCTGATCGAGATGATCGAGTGGAGCCTGTGCCTGACCGGCTCGGCCTATGTGTTTCTCGAACGTGGCAACGGCGCACGGCTGGGGCCGCCGCGCGAATTGTGGTGGGCGCGACCGGATCGCGTCCGTGTCCTGCCGGATCGCGACCGGTACGTCCGGGGGTTCGTCTACGAGGCATGGGGCTCGGAACCGATCCCGTTCTCGCCCGAGGAAACATGGTGGTTGCGGTACCCGAACCCCCTCAACGAGTACGCCGGCCTGTCACCGCTTGCCGCGGCACGGCTGTCGGCTGACCTCGCCATTGCTGCCACAAACGCCAACGTCGGGCTCTTCGAACGCGGGATCCAAGCTGGTGGATTTCTGTTCCCTGGGCCGGGGCAGCCCGACTTCTCACCGCAGGAACGCAAGGTCCTCGAGGAGGTGCTCAACCGTGAGTTCAAGGGGGCGAGGAATGCCCACCGGTGGGGCGTCTTCGATCGCGAGATCGGCGTCAAACAACTGGCGCTGAGCCCGAAAGACGCCGAGTTCCTGGGCGCACTGAAATGGTCGTTGGAGGACGTGGCGCGCGCGTTCGGTGTGCCGCTTGACCTGATCGGCGGCCAGCGCACCTATGAGAACGTCAACGCTGCCCGGCTCGCCGTGTGGACCGACACGATCGTCCCCGAGGCACGCTTTATCGCCACCGAGATTACCGAGCAGATTTTGCCGATGTTTTCCGGCCAGGCGGACGTCGCCGAATTCGATTTCTCGGGCGTCGCCGTCCTGCGTGAGTCTGAGGCCGAACGCTGGCAGATTGCTGCTGGGGAACTTGACCGTGGGGTGATCACGATCAACGAGTACCGGCAGCAGCGCGGGCTGGATCCGGTCCCGTGGGGCGACGCGTGGTGGGCGCCGTCGAATCTGGCGCCGGTCGCGACGTCGCAGCCACCGGAACCGGCCCAGCCGGCAGAGCAGCAGCCGGCACCGGAACGGATGCAGCGCCAGCACCAGGCGCCCGGCAGCCTGCCCTACGGATCGCCCGAGCACGTTGCGTACCTCGCGCGCGTCGCTGAGGTGCTCGATCCGCACGAGGAACGCGTGCGCGACGTCGTGCAGTCGCTGTTCCGGCGCCAGCGCCAGGCGATCCTGACCAAGCTCAGCCAGGTCGAGCTCGAACGCGACGCGCACGGCATGCGCCTGTCAGCCGGCGACCTGCTCGCAAAAATCTTTGCGATGCCACGCTGGATCAAGGAATTTCAGCGCGCCGCCTACACGCCACGTGGCGAGGAACCGCCGGAAGGATTTTTGCCACCGGTGGCGCAGGATATGGGGAACGCGACGCTCGCCAGTCTCGACCTGGCGATGGCGTTCGACGTGCTCGATCCTCACGTCGTGCGCGCGCTGGAGGGGCAGGCACAGCGATTTGCGCGCGAGGTGAATGAGACGACGTGGCAGGCGCTGAAATCTGAGCTCAGTGACGGCCTCGCGAACGGTGAGGGGATTCCGCAGCTCATGTCGCGCGTCCAGAACGTCATGCAAAACCGGCTCTTCGAGGCCGAACGGATCGCGCGTACCGAGGTTGTTGCTGCCTCGACGTCCGGCTCGATCGAGGCCGCGCGCCAGTCCGGTGTGGTGGCGATGAAGGAGTGGGTGGCGACATTAGACGGCCGGACGCGGCTGGAACATTTCCTCGCGCACGGCCAGCGCCGGAAACTGCACGAGAATTTCGACGTCGGTGGCGCAACCGGCCCTGGCCCCGGCCTGATGAGCACGGCAGCAATGAGCGTGAACTGCCGGTGCACCCTCCGGTTCATCACCGATGTGGAGGCAGCGCTGTGACCCTGCCGGACGGAGAGATCACGTCGCAACGTCCACGCTCGCACAGCCACGCCGCGGCGAGTCTCGCCGATGCGCCGTATGTGGCGTACTGCCTGGCTGAGGCGGCCAAATTGCTGCTTGCCCTGCTCGCGAAACGGTGGCCCTGGCTACGCTAACGGAAATTTCGTACACTGTTGTGTAATCGGTGCAGGCGATTGACCTGCACGCCAACTGCAGAGGCGACTGGAGAGCCGCCGGAGGAGACTGGGTGACGTGCGCGCCACCCGGGTATCCCCGGCGGTTTCGTTTTTTGTGGGGAACCGGACATGCCGAACTATCTCCGCGCCGTGTTAGATCGCGAGGCGAATGCGCAACCGGACGCTGAAGCGCCGTTGCGGTTTATCGCCTCAACCGAGGAACCGGGACGTGACGGCCTGATCATCCGCGCCGACGCGTGGCGCCTGGACAATTACCGGCGCAACCCGGTCGTCCTCTGGGCGCACAGCTACGATGCGCCACCGATCGGTCGCGCCGACGTCAATGTTGAGGATAACCGGCTCGTGGCGACCGTGACGTTCGACCGGTCCGACCCGTTCGCGCAATCGATCGAACGCAAATATCGCGACGGGTTCCTGCATGCCGTCTCGGTCGGCTGGGAGACGCTGGACATGCAGCCGGCTGACGAGAAATCGCCGGCACGCGCGATCGTGACGTCGGCTGACCTGCTCGACATCAGTGCGGTGCCGGTGCCGGGCGATCCGAATGCCCTGATCGCCCGCCAGCGTGCCGCGCTTGCTGCCCTGAGTCGCGACCTCGCCGAATTTGCTGCGGCGAGCGAGGAACCGCGCGACGTACAGCCGGCGCTGCGTGGCGCGATCCCGCCACACACGACCGAGATGGCGCCGGAAGACACGCCGTGGGACGGGCCGGCCGAGGTCGCGAAAGCGCCGAACGACCCGGACGTCCTGAGGATGATGCACGCCTGGGTTGACGATTCACTCGATCCCTCGCTGAAACGCGCCTACAAGCTGCCCCACCACCTGGTCGACGGCCGCGTCGTCTGGCGCGGCGTCGCCGCCGCGATGGCGCGGCTGATGCAGCCGGGGACGGAAATCCCCGATGCCGACCGGCGCGGCGTCTACAACCACCTCGCCCGGCACTACCGGCAATTTGACCGGGAACCACCAGAGTTTCGCACGGCACGCGACCTCGAGGCGCTGTCGCCCGGGGAAATTCGCGGTCTGTTTGTTGAGGGTGAACCCGAGTTGATTCCAGAGGTCTTCGCGTGGCAGGCGCACCGGGCCGGTGCGGTCTTGTCGGCGCGCAACCGGGAACGGCTCGAACAGGCAAAAACGCTCATCCAGGAGGTCCTGGATTCAGCGACGCCAAAGCAGGAACAGCAGAACGATGCAGACGCTGAGCGCTACCTGGCGACAATCGCTGAGGCGCTCGCCAAATTTGGAGGTCATTGATGAGCACGCTTGAGGAACTCACACAGCAGATCATCGAGCGCATGAGCGCGATCGAGGGAAAGGTCTCCGAGGCCATCTCGCCACAGAAAATCGAGGAGATGGTCAAACAGCACCTCGACGGGCTGCTGGCCGACCCGGCGTTCGTGCGCAAGATGAAATTTTCCGGTGGCGACGATCGGCTTGCCGGATCGAAATTCGCACGCTGGAACCTGACCGTCGAGGATATCGAGTACCTGTACGACCTGCAGACGTCGCTCAAGGGGCAGCGAAAAATCGACGCCGGATTCTACCCCGGCCCAAGCCCCGAATTGGAGCGCGCGTTCCACGAACTTTCCAGCGCTCGGTATCTGACGGAGGAGGAAATCCGGCAGATCGACCGGCAGGCGCTGGACAATCTCTGGCCACGCGTCCCTCGCTCGGTGCGCGGCACCATGAGCCGCGAGGAGTGGATCGAGCACCAGCTCCGCGCGATGGACACCGGCGAGTCCGGGTTCGGCCAGCAACTGGTCGGCGCGCAATATGTCGGTGAGCTCTGGGCCGCCGCGCGTCCCGACTCTCGCGTGTTTGCGCTGCTCAACTCGTTCGAGATGACGGCGCCGACGACCTACCTGCCGGTCGAGGTCGATATCCCCGAGATGCTGTTCGTCTCAGAGGCGACGGCCAACAACTCGCCAAACATGGCGACCGTGAAAACGGGCAGCAACCGCGTCCAGGTGAACGCGAGGAAGTTCGCGATCCACCAGATGTGGAGCGGCGAAATGGAGGAGGATTCCATTATTCCGTTCGTGCCGTTCCTCCGGATGCAGGCTGCCAAGGCGCTGGCGCACTACAGCGACTCGGTCGTCATCAACGGTGACGAGACGAACGCTGCGACCGGGAATATCAACCTGGTTGATGCCGATCCGCCGGACACCAAGCACTATTTGGCGACGGACGGGATCCGGCACGCGGCGCTGGTGGACAACACGGGCAACGGTCTCGATGTGGCCGGCACCGTCTCGCTGGAGACGTTCCGCCAGTTGCGGTCGCGGATGATCGACGCGGCCAACCTGGTGGACTGGGGCCACCCGACCGATCCGAACGACCTGGTGTTCGTCGCCGACCCGCAGACCGCCGACCGGATCGCCCTGCTCGATGAGGTGATCGCGGCGAACCTGACGCGGCCGAACCCGAACGTGCTTGCCGGCGAGGTCGCGCGCGTCATCGGCCACCCGGTCGTGAGCTCGATTGCGGTGCCGTTGACGAACGCCGCTGGCATGGTCAGCAACACCCCGGCCAACAACACGAAGGGGCAGATCGTCGCGTTCAACCGGCGCGGGTTCGTTGTCGGCTGGCGCCGGCGCGTGAAACTCGAGTCCGAGCGGTTGCCGGCGACCGACCAGACGCGCATCGTCTACACGCTGCGGATGGGCCTCGGCCGGTTCACGCCGACCGGCGCTGCGTCTGCGATTGAGGCGGCCGCCGTCGCCTACAACATCACGGTCTAGGAGGTGACGTATGAGCCTCCTGACGCCTGATGCCAGCCGCGGGCAGTTAGTCGCCCTGACGTTCATGCAGGACGATCTCGCGGCATCCCAGACCGACGTCGCGCTCGTCATCAGCGAGGGCAACACCGGCTCGGCGGCGGCGACCAACGCCGTCAATAGCATCGTGATGCCGTTCGCCGGCGAGATCGTCGCCATCTCCGCCCGGCTGTCGGCGGCCGCCACGGCCGGGCAGTTGACGGCCGGCGCGACGATCAACGGCACCGAGAAGACGGTCACGACGATGACGATCACGACGCAGCAGTCAGCCTACAAGCGCGTACCGCGCGACACGGTCAAATTCAACGCCGGCGACCGGATCGGTGCTGAGATTTCGACGAACGCATCCTGGAACGGGACGACGGCTGACCTGGTGGTCACCGTCTGGTGCCTGGTCCGGATGGAGGGCATCTGATGCGCTACCGGGTCTGCCACGCCTATCGCACCAGCAGCCGGGTGCTGGCGCCTGGTGACGAGATTGACCTCTCGCCAGAGGAGGCGGCGTGGCTGCTGCGTGATTCGCCCGGCTGCATCGTCCCGGTAACGGCTGAGCCCGAGCCTGAGCAGCAGGGGGAGCGTGACGTCGCGGCTCCCCCAGCCGACCGGATGGTTCGCGGCCGGCAGCGACGCGCTGACCGGCAAGGAGTGGAGCCGGCCTGATGCCCACGAACGGGTACCTCACCGTCGCCGAGATGAAAACGCGCCTCGACCTGACCGGGACGGCGCATGACGCCGTGCTCGACAGCATGATCACGGCCGCCTCCCGGCAGATCGATGCCTACACGGGCAGGGCGTTTTTCACCACGACCGGTGACCGGTACCTGACCGCCATCTGGCCGGACTACCTGATCCTGCCGTACGACGCCGTCTCCGTGACGGCGATTGCGACCGACGGCGACGGCGACCGGGTCTACGAGACGTCGTGGGCGTTCACCGACTACGACCTCGAACCGGACGATGCACCGGCGCGTGGCGAGCCGTATGTGGCAATCCGGGTGGCGCCGTCGTCAACGAAGTTGTTCCCGGTCAGGGTCGCGCGCGGCGTGAAGATCACGGGAACGTGGGGCTACGCGACGGCTGTGCCGGCGCCGGTGATCGAGGCGTGCGCGCTGCTGGTCGCGCGGCTCTTCAAACGGCGCGATGCACCGTTCGGCCTTGCTGGTGCGCCAGAGATCGGCGTGCTGCAGGCGATCCCGCGACTCGACCCGGACGTGCGGCAACTGCTGGATCCATACCGGCGCCGGTTGCCGGTAGGAGAGGCCGTATGAAGATCCACGTCCAGATCCACGGCATCCCCGAGTTGACGAGGAAGCTCGCGCCGGCGCAGATCGCCGGGCCGCAGCGCCGGTTCCTCGACCGCGCGTCGATCGCGCTGCAGAACGAAGCGCGCGGGCTGGCGCCGGTGGATACCAGCCGGTTGCGCAATTCCATTGGGCGTGAGATCGACAGCGGCATCCCACCACGCTACGCGCGCGTCGGCACGAACGTCTTCTACGCGCCGTTCGTCCACGAGGGGACGCGGCCGCACTGGCCGCCGATTGCCCCGTTGCGCACATGGGCAAAACGGCACGGCGTCAACCCGTATGCGCTGCAGCGCGCAATCGCGCGGCGTGGGACGCGACCACGGCCGTTCCTCCGTGACGCGGTGCACGCCGCTGAGCCCGAGATCGTCCGCGCGGTCGCGGTGTTTGCGCACGACATTGAGCAGACGCTGGGAGGTGCCTGATGAGCCTCGCGGCGGCGCTCACGGAGATTCGCAACGATCTACTGGCCGATCCGGCGCTGGCGGCGATCGATCAGCCGGCGCAGCCGCGCGACGCCAACTACGACACGGTGACGCTGCTCCTGTATCCGGTTGCCGGCGCCCACCGGCTCGGCACGGCCGATCGTGGCAACGGCTACGCCGCACGCCTGGCGGTGCACACGATCCGCTGCGACCTGGTCACGCCACGGAAACACCTGCCGGACGATCTGCAGCGATTGCAGAGCTATGCCGATGCGATCCCCAACGCCCTGTTCGCCGGGTTTGTCCGCGACCGGTTCAACGACACTGTGCTCGGCCTGGGCGACCTGTCGTTCTCGCACGGGCCGACGTTTGGCAGCAGCACGCTGCGCGTGGCCCTCACGGACGGCATCTGGGGCGAGGGAACGATCGGCTACCGGTACGAATTCGAGATCACGATCGAGGAGGACATCGTCCTATGAGCACCGTAACACCGGCGGGCGTCTACGCGGGCTGGGACTACTACCGCTGCCCGTACTGCGACCGGGACAGCCTGGATGCGGCGTGGATGGCCGAGCATATCCGGCTGGTTCATCAGATCCCGCAGCCGGTCCGGCAGCGCGTGTTCCCCTGCACGCAGTGTCCGGCGACGTTCGCCGACGCCGACCGGCTGGCCGAGCACATCCGGCTCGTGCATGAGATCCCGCAGCCGGTTGCTGAGCAGCATGAGCCGGCCACGGCACCAGCACGTCGCGCGCGACGCGTAACGGCAGAACCGGCAGCCAGCGAGACGCCAGAAACACCAGCAGTCACGACGGAGGAATAGCCTATGCCACGCACGACGCTCACGAAAACCACCGGGTCCGGCCCGTACCCGACCGCCGGTCTCGCGGTGACCATGACGGCGGCGGACACGACCAACCTCAACCAGTTCGCGCTGACACGGGATGACATTTTGATCATCCAGAACACGGACACGGTCGCGCGCACGTACACGATCACCAGCACGCCGGACCCGCAGAACCGGACGGGCGACCTGACGAACGTGTCGATCGCGGCCGGCGCCATTCACGTGCTCGGTCCGTTCGACCTGCCCGGCTGGCAGCAGCCGGACGGCAACCTGTACCTGCAGGCGAACAGCAACCTCGTCAGATTCGGGATTTACACGATCAAACGGTAGGAGGCGGCGGACATGCCAACCGGAGCGAAGAACAGTCACGGAACCCTGCTCAAGCGTGGTGATGGGGCGACGCCAGAAAACTTCGTCACCATCGCTGAGGTGCTGGACATTTCCGGCCCGGCGCTCGCGCTGGGGACGGAGGAGGCGACCAGTCACGACAGCAACTTCTGGCGGGAGTATGTTCCCACCCTGCTCGAGGGTGGCGAGGTCAGCTTCGACATCAACTACTTCGAGCACACGACGCACGTCAACCTGCGCGCGGACATGTACAACCGGACGCTGCGCAACTTCCAGGTCGTCTTCCCGACGTCGCCGGCGAAGACGTTCGCGTTCGCGGCCTATGTGACGGGCTTCGAACTCTCAGCGCCGGTCGAGGGGAAGCTCACGGCCAGCGTGTCGTTGCAGATCAGCGGGCCGGTGACGGTGAGCTAATTGACGGGGCAGGGCTGACGCGTGCCGGTGCGCGTGTCGTCCTGCCCGTACCGGAGGGACTATGGGTGAGCGTATCGTTCTGACACGGGCCGACATTCTGGCGGCCAACGACGTTGAGATCGAGTGGGTGCCGGTCCCGGAGTGGGCGCCGGCGACCGCGCGTGACCGGTCGGCCTATGGGGTCTACGTCCGCGCCATCTCCGCCGCAGAACGCGAACGACTACTGCGCGCCTCCGTCGTGATGGAGGGGCGCAAGCAGCGCTTCGACATCCCGACGTTCCGCGTCAAGCTGGCGGCGCTGGCGATGTGCGACGAGCAAGGTAACCGGCTGTTCTCCGAGGCCGATGCGCACGCGATCGGTGAGAAATCGGCCAGGGTGCTCGAACGCATCAGCGACGTGGCGGCGCGCCTGGCCGGGATCGAAGGGACCGGTGAGGCTGCTGAGGGCGAAGATGACAACCCTTTAGCGACCGGGAACGGTTCAGTTTCCGGCTCTGCCTGGCCCTCGGAGGGATGACGCGCGGGGAGATGATGGCGAGGATGTCGGCGCGCGAGTTCGACCAGTGGATCGCCTACGACCGGGTCGAGCCGATCGGCGAATGGCGGGCCGACATCCGCAATGCGATGCTGATGACGCTGCTGGCGAACGTGCACCGCGACCCGAAGCGGCGCCCGTTCAAACTCGACCAGTTCCTGCCGTTCGTGCCGAAGCACGCGCCGACGGCGGACGAGCTGGAGGAACGGTTCCGCGCGATCGTTGGACTGCCAGTTGACGAAGAGCGCGAGGAAGATGAGGCATGGCCACCATCGCCCGGCTCGTAGCCGAGCTCGGCCTCGACGATAGCGATTTCCAGAAGGGGCTGAAACGCTCCTCGTCCTCGCTCGCCGAGTGGGGAAAGCGCGTCGAGCGTGCCGGCCAGCAGCTCAGCCTGAAACTCACGGCGCCGATCACCGGGCTCGGGTTTGCGGCGATGCGCACGTTCGGCGGATTCAACGAGCAGATGACCAACATTGCCGCGCTGGTCGGCGTGCCCGCAGATGAGCTCGAAAAACTGAGGCAGCAGGTACTCGACCTCGCGCCGGCCGTTGGCATCGGACCAACGCAACTCGCCGAGGCGCTGTACTTCATCACGAGCGCCGGTATCCCAGCCTCGCAGGCGATGGACGTGCTGGAGGCGAGCGCGAAGGCGGCGGCCGCCGGCCTCGGTGACACGGTGACCGTCGCCGACCTGGCGACCTCGGCGATGAACGCCTACGCCGCGTCCGGCCTGACCGCCGAGGAGGCGGTCAGCGTCCTGGTCGCCACCGTTCGCGAGGGCAAGGCGGAACCGGCCGAGCTGGCCGCCTCGCTCGGCCAGGTGATCCCGACGGCCGCGCAACTAAACGTGTCGTTCAACGACGTCGGCGCGGCGGTCGCGGTCATGACGCAGGCCGGTCTCGACGCCGCCGAGGCAACGACCTCGCTTAACCAGGTGCTGCTGACCCTGCTCTCGCCGTCCGCCGAGGCGAAGAAGACGCTGGCGGAGTTCGGCCTTAGCGCCGAGGAGCTCCGGAACCAGCTCGGCACCGAGGGTCTGCTGCCGGTCCTGCGACGCCTGAGCGCGACGTTCGGTGACAACGAGGAGGCGATCGCGAACGTGTTCGGCAACGTCCGGGCGCTGCGCGGCTTCCTCAATATCACCGGCCAGGACGCCGAGAAAGTCGACCAAATCTTCAAGGAGCTCGCGAATTCCACGGGGGACCTCGACAAGGCGTTCGAGATCGCTGCATCTGACCCGATGTTCAAATTGCAGCAGGCGATGGCGAGGATCAAGGTGGCGCTCATCCAGATTGGCGCGGCGATGGTGCCGGTCGTTGTCCCGGCCATCGAATTGCTGAGTAAGGTGGTTGCGACGCTGGCCGGCTGGTTCGACAAACTCCCGAAGCCCGTGAAAATCGCGGTCGTCGTTTTTGCTGGGCTGCTGGCCGCGCTCGGTCCGGTGCTGGTCGCGCTGGGCATCGCGGCGCAGGCGATCGCCGCGCTGATCCCGTTGCTGCCGGCGCTTGGCGCGGCGATCTCGGTTGCGCTCGGTCCGGTCGGGCTCGTCATCATGGCGGTTGTCGCCGCCCTGGCGCTGCTCGCGGTCGCGTACAAGAAGAACTGGCTGGGGTTCGGCGACGCCGTCCGGTTCGTCGCGCGGGCGGTCGCCGGCTGGATCAGGGACATCGTCGGCTGGTTCGAGCATTTGTGGGGCAGGATACGCGCGTTTTTCAGGGCCGTGGACCTGATCAGCCGGGGCAAGCCGATGCAGGGACTCCTGTCGCTTGGTCCGGTCGGCAAAACGGTCATGCGCCTCGCGTTGTTGTTCGGCAAGATCTACCGGCCGATCCGGCTGTTCATCGAGGGCCTGCGGAAAATTGGCGGCCGCGACACCGAGCGCGTCCACAAGATCCTCAACCAGTTGCCGGCGCCATTAGCGAAAATCCTGATCGCGTTCGCCAGGGTGATCCGGATCGTCAAGCGGTTCCGCGCCGCCTGGGAAAAGGGTGGCCCGGTCCTCGCGTTCCGCGTGCTGTCGCGCGAGCTTGAAAAGTTCGGCAGGACGATCGGGAACTTCTTCAAGTCGATCGGGTTCGAGCGATTCGGGTCGCTCATTGCGGAGATTGCCGGAAAGATTGGCCGAATTATTCGTGACGTCGTCAAGCTCGTTGACGACCTGGTGCATGGGAATTGGTCGGCAGCGTGGCGCGACTTCGCGCGCCTTGCGAAGGACTCGGTCGACCTGCTCGCGCTGCTTTTCAAGGGCGTGCCGTCGGCGGTCGCCGACGCGTTCAACCTGATCCTGAACGCCATCCGGGCAGTGGATTGGGGTAATGTCGTCTCGTTCCTGCTGACGAAGGGCGGCGAGTTGCTGAGTGGCCTGTACAACGGCGCAATCCGCTTCGCGACCGGCACGCTGTTCCCGTGGCTCGGAGGTCTCCTGTCGCAGGTGCCCGGCGCGGTCGGCGACGCGCTCGGCTGGCTCAAAGATAAGGGGTCAGACCTGGTCAAGGGGCTGAAGGACGGCATCGATGAGAAATGGAAGGATATTGAGGACTGGGCGAAAAACATTTGGACAAAAATTACGGAACTCGTGCCGAATGCGCTGAAAATCCTCAAAACTGACGGGTGGAATTTAGTCTACGGAATGTACATCGGTGCGACGGAATTCTGGAACCAGTGGATTGTGCCGTTCTTCGCCGCAGTTTGGAACAAAATTAAGGAAATTGTTCCGGATGCGCTCAAGGCATTACTACAGAAAGGCAAGGACCTCATCCAGGGGTTGAAGGACGGCATTGATGAAAAATGGGCTGATGTCGAGGATTTCGCAAAAAACATTTGGACAACAATTACGGAACTGGTGCCGGATGCGCTCACTATTCTAAAAACGGACGGCTGGAACCTGATTTATGGCGTATACATCGGTGCCACCACGTTCTGGAACCAGTGGATTGTGCCATTTTTTGCCGCAGTGTGGGACAAAATCAAGGAAATTGTCCCTGATGCGCTCAAAGCGTTGTTGCAAAAGGGGAAGGATCTCATCCAGGGATTGAAGGACGGCATCGACGAGAAATGGGCTGATATCGAGGATTTCGCGAAAAACATCTGGAATAAAATCACCGAGCTTGTTCCGGACGCGCTGACGATTCTCAAAACCGACGGCTGGAACCTCATTTACGGAATTTACATCGGCATCACCGAGTTCTGGAACCAGTGGATTGTGCCGTTTGTCTCAGGTCTCTGGAACAAAATTATCGAGCTGGTGCCAGACGCGCTAAAAGCTCTCTACCAAAAGGGCATCGACCTCATCCAGGGGCTCAAAGACGGCATCGATGAAAAATGGTCTGATATCGAGGATTTCGCCAAAAACATCTGGAGCAAAATCACGGAACTCGTTCCTGACGCGTTGACCATCTTGAAAACTGACGGTTGGAATCTGATCTACGGGATTTACATCGGCATCACAGAATTCTGGAACCAGTGGATCACGCCGTTCTTCGCCGCGATTTGGACCACGGTAACCGGACTTGTGCCGGACGCGTTGAAAACGCTCCTGCAAAAGGGCAAGGATTTGATCCAGGGGCTCAAAGACGGTATTGATGAAAAATGGACGGATATCGAAAACTTCGCGAAGGAAATTTGGAACAAAATCACCGAGCTCGTTCCGGATGCATTGACCATTCTGAAAAATGACGGCTGGAACCTCGTCTACGGCATGTACATCGGAATGACCGAGTTCTGGAACCAGTGGATCGTGCCGTTCGTGTCGGGCATCTGGAATAAGGTCACCGAGCTGGTGCCGGACGCGCTGAAGGTTCTCTACCAGAAGGGCGTTGACCTCATCCAGGGGTTGAAGGACGGCATCGACGCCAAGTGGGAGGAAATCAAAAACTTCTTCTCCGGTCTCGGGCAGGCGATCGTCGATGCCCTGCCGGATAGCTGGGATGATGTGCAAAACGCGTTCCAGGGTCTCGCCGACGTCATCACGACAGTGCTGAGCCCTGTGGAGAGCCTCATCGACAAAATCAAGGGAGCCTTCGATTGGGCGTTCGGTGGCGGCGGTGGCGGTGGTAAACAGGAAACCAGCCCGCCCATGAACCTCGGCGACCCGGCCACGCAGGACGTGCTCACGCAACTACAGAACAGTGGTGGGGCGATGGGCGCGGCGCTGCGGAACGGGTTCATCGACGAGTTCGACAACGTTGACGGGCAGACGTTCGTCAACGCCGTTGTCGGCAAATTCTCGACGCTCATCACCGTGCTCAGCCAGTACCCGGAGCAGTTCAAAACCAAAGGCACCGACATGGGGTCCGGGCTGGTCGGAAGCTTCATGGAGCAAATGACCGTCGATGGGCAGACGATCGCCCAAGCCGTCGCCGATGATTTCTCGGCACTGCTGCTGGTCCTCGACGGCTATCCCGACCAGTTCAAATCCAAGGGCGCGACCATGGGCGTCTCGCTCTCCGGCGGGTTCCTCGACGCGCTTGCGCAACTCATCACGGCGGTGACGACCGAGACGGAACTGCTGGAAACGACGGTCAACACGACCCTGCAGGACATGTACACGATCTGCACCGGCTGGGCAAAGAACACGAAGACGAACGTCTCGAAGGCGTTCGTCGAGATGACCACGTCGGTGATCACGACCTCGCTCGCGGCGAAGACCGGCGTGTCCACGCAATTCATCGCCATGACGACGGTTGCGACGAACCAGGCGAACAGCCTGAAAACGAACGTTTCGACGGCGTTCTCCGACATGTACGTGGCGGTCAAGGGCTGGGCGAACAACGCGCGCAACGCGGTGATCAACGCGCTGACGTTCGACTCGTTCTACGACGAGGGCTACGACGTCGGCTACTCGCTCGGCCAGGGGATCAACAACGGGATTGCCGCCTGGACGTCGGCGATCAAGTGGACGGCCTGGAACGCCGTCAATCAGGCCGTGCAGGCGGCGAAACAGGCGGCCGGTATCGCGTCGCCGTCGAAGGTCATGGAACAGATGGGCCAGTACCTGATGGCTGGCCTCGAACGTGGTATCCGGCTCAACGCTGAGTCGCCGGCCGAGGCGATGGCGGCAGCGCTGCAGCCGGTCCTCGCGGCGCCGGCGAGGGTCGCACCGGGTGGCAACGCGACCTACACCGTGACGATCAACGTCAGCGGCGCGGGTGATCCTGAGGCCGTCGCACGCGCGACGTTTGCTGAGTTCTCGCGGCAGTTACGGAAACGGTGACGACGATGCTACGGTTGACCGATCACAATGTCCCACGATCCGGAGGACTCGACCTGAACGACGTACTCGCCGTCCTGGGCTGTTCTCGCCGCCACCATGCCTGTCCCGTTGTTCCAGACGGTGATGACGCCACCCTGAATTGCGCTGCCGTCCGGGTACGTGTGGATCACGACGAGCATGCCGCCCGGATCCTTCGCGTTGTAGGAGACGATCACCAGCCCCTGGTGCAGCGTGAACGGTTGCGAGACGGTTTTGCCGGTACCGGTGAACGTGTAGACATTGCCGTGCAGTTCGTAGGTGCCGAGCGTGACCGGTGTCGTAGCGACCGGTGGGCAATCTGGCGCCGGCGTTGCGCGTTGACCAGCAACGACACCTGCCGGAACGAGCAGCAGAACGAGCAACCACGGCAGCAGGTTGCGAATGGACACGTGACGACGCATGGGTGCCTCTCCTTGTCGCGCGAAGAGTAGCATATGCCGAACCAGTTAACACTCCGCCGCTACGGACGCTACCGCACCAGCCCGGACGGTGACTCGGGAAACACCGGCTCCGGCTACATGCGCGCCTGTGTGTTCAACGCGGCGACGGCCAACGTCTGGGTGACGAAAATCGCCGGGTTCCTTGGCCGGGCGTCGGGCAGCAACCCGACGGTCCGGTTTGCCTGCTACGAGACGAACACGTCGATGAACCCGGCGAACCGGGTCGGGTACACGGCGTCGTTCTCGGTCACGAACCTCGCCGGGTCGTCGCCGGAGACCCAGCTCTACCAGGCGAACGTCGCGCAGGCCGACAACGCGCCCACCAACACGGCGTTCAAAATCCAGTCGGGCAAACGCTATGCCGTGGCGTATCTCGGCACGGGCAACACCGTCGTGCACTCGATGGTGCAGGCGGCGAACATTACCGGCGACAACGAGCAGTTCTATGATCGCTCGGGGTTGTCGCAGCCACCACCGAACCCGTTTGGCAGCTACACTGCCCACACCGAGGGATGGCTGACCGTCTACCTCGAAGGCTGGGAGAACGTCGCGCCGGACGCGCCGAACCTGGTCGCGCCGGTCGGGAGCGTGCAGAGCGACGCGCCGACGTTTATTGGCGATTTCCGTGATCTCAATGGCGCGTGGGGCACATCGTCCGGCAACGGCGTCGATACCGGCGACCAGATGAACCAGTATCAGATTCAGGTTCGCCAGTTCGGTGGCACGACGCTGCTCTGGGACGCGACCTACACGGCGAGCAGCACCGAGAAATCGAACAATCAATTTTCGCGCGCGTATGGTGGCTCAGCGCTGACGCGCGGTACGACCTACGAGTGGCGAGCGCGGACGTCCGACCAGTTCGGCGCATGGGGCGCGTGGAGCGCGTGGACGCAGTTCACGCCGGCCGCACTCGGCTATGTGACGCTCAACGGCAACCCGACCGGCAAAATTTTGACGGTCACGCCGAATTTCGAGGCGCGCTGGACGCACCAGAACGGGCTCAGCACGAACGCCGTCCAAATCCGGCTGGAGACGCAGTCCGGGACGGTGTTGCAGACGTCGGGAACGATCACGAAAACGGTCGCGAGCAGCGCCGCGCCCGGCACGCTGTTTACGATCACCTGGGCCGAATCCGGATTTTCGACGCTCGCGTGGGGGACGGCCTACCAGTATCGCGTCCGGGGGCGCGACACGAACAACCAGTGGAGCAACTGGAGCGACCCGCGCACGTTCACCACGAACGCGGCCCCGAGCATTCCGGCGAACCTGACGCCCACGAACTCGCAGGTGCTGACGTCGCTGCCGAAATTGCGCTGCACAGCGAGCGACCCTGACAACACGCCGGCAACCGGGCTCATCGTCAAGTGCCGGATCAAGGACAACAACGGCACCGTCCTGCAGACCCGGACAATGACGTATAACGCGACAACCGGGAAGTGGGAGTACCAGACCGTTTCGGCGGACATCCCGTCGTTCGCGACCTATCGCTGGGACGCGTATAGCTACGACGGGACGCTCTACTCCGGCGAGCAGACGGTCGAGGCGAACGCCGTCAAGTCGACCGAGGCGGTCTTCGTCTACGCCAGCGGGCCGGTCGTGTCGGTCACCAGCCCGGCCGATAACAGCACGATCACGACGGTGACGCCGACCGTGCAGTGGTCGGTGACATCGGGTGGCCCGCAGGCCAAATATCGGGTACGCATCTACCCTGACGGCAAATCCACGCCGATTTACGACACCGGCTGGGTGACGTCAACGGCAACGAGTCACAACGTGCCGTCCGGCTACCTGCGCAACAACACCGCCTACGACCTGGTCGTGTCGGTCGAAAATAGCTCGACGCTGCAGGGCGACTCGCCGATCACCGATTTCACGGTCAGCCTGACGCCGCCACCGCCCGTGAGCAATTTCCAGGTCAACGCCGTGAAGGTCGGGCTGGACCTCACGCCGACGGCGATCCGGTGCACGTGGGACGCGACGACGATCCCGTCCGGCCAGTTTGTCGAGTACCGGATCACGCGGTCGGCGACCGGCGGGCCGGACGAGGACGAGGTGATCGTCGCCCGCATCACCGGCCCGAACGCGACGGCGTTCCAGGACACCCTGCCGGCGGCGACCTACGAGTACACCTACGGCATCGTCCAGGTCCAGCAGCAGGGAACCGAGATTCTGGAGTCCGACCCGGTCTACGGTTCGGCGCAGGTGACGATCCCCGGCGTCGTTCTGTGCGCCGCCGGCGGTCTCGGCGAGTCGCTGCGCGCCGTGCTCAAATATCTGAACTCACGGTCGCACCAGTGGGTGATTGACGAGACGGTCTACCCGCCGGTCGCCGGCAGCACGCGCGCGCCGGTGACGTTCCGTGGCCCGTCGCACTATCGCGAGTTCTCGCTGTCCGGCCTGATCGCGGACGACGCGATCGCGACGGCGCGCGAGCGAAAGCAGGAGCTGGAGGACCTGCACGCATCGGACGCGACGATCTGCTACCGCGACAACGAGGGCCGGAAAATTTTCTGCAGGCTCGTCAGGGTGAGCATTGAGGATGATGTCGCCGGATTCTACCGGGTGACCGTCGACCTGCGCGAGGAGCGCTACACGGAGGCGCTACCATGAGCGGGCGCGACCTGCTGATCCGAGGCATCCTCTGGCGCACCAAGCTCGACGGCACGTTCATCGAGGATATCTCGGACATCCTCATCGACGCGTCGGTCGAGATGAACCTCGACCGGGACGTCAAACTGCAGGCGCGCATTCGCGTCCGCGACCCGGATCGCATCCGGCCCCTCACCGACGTGCTGGCCCTCTCGGTCGGCTACACCGGCGACGACGGGGTCGAGACGGTCTGGCAACTCGGCTCTTACGTCGTCACCACGCCACCGGCGACGTCGTTCGCGACCTGGAGCGAGGCCGAGTACAGCGGCGACGACCTGACGATGGTCATGGCCACGAGCGCGTTCAAGACGATAAACACCTCGCCGGCCGGGACGAACGTCGTGACCGAAATAAAAAATTCGATCAACAACGCCGGGCTGGCGCGCGTCGCGCTGCCGGCGTCGTCGCGCACGTTTCGCAAGGCCTGGACGTTCCCGGCCGGAACGACCCGTTTGGAGAAATGCAACCGGATCCTTGACCACATCGCCTGGTACCGGCTGTTCATGACGCGCGATGGCACGATCACCAGCCCCGGCCCGTACGTGCCGCCGGAGCGCCAGCAGCCGTACACGACCTGGACTGACGACGACCTGCTCTCGACGGTCGAGTACACGCCAAGCGACGCGCCAATTGCGAACGTCGTGATTGTTGTGCGCGACGATCCGTCGGAGGGCGCTCTGGTGGCCGTCGCCAGAAACGACGACCCAAACTCGCGGTCGAGCACCGTCTCGGTCGGTCGCGAGATCGTCCGTGTTGAGACGACGTCGGACATCCACAGCCAGGCTGACGCTGATGCGCTCGCGGCGCGGCTGCTGAACGAGGCGCGCCAGCGCTACGAGACGGTGCAGTTTACCGTCTACCCCGACCCGCGGGCGCTCGACCCGTACCAGACGGTCCGGCTGGCGTTCACGGCACCAGAACTGGTGCGCTACAACGGCGTCTGGCGCATCCGGACGGCGTCGCTGGGGATCCGGCCGGACTCAGCGCCGTTGCAGGTGGAACTGTCGCGCGTGCAGTTTGACGGGGGAACGTGGCCGTGAGCAGCATCAACGCGGCGGTGAATGCCGTCCTGGAGGCGACGCGCGCGACGATCCGGCAGGCATCGGCGTTCCGGGCCAGATGGCGCGGCACCTCGTCCGGCCTGGCGATCATCCGCCGGCTGACCGAGACCACCAACGACGGCGAGACGTACGCGTACCTGGCCGGATTCACGCCGAATATTGACGACGAGGTGCTCTGTTTGCCGGTCGCCGGAAAACCGGTCGTGCTCGGCAAGATCGTCCGTGTGGCGCCGAACGAGTACGTGCTCGACGTCCCGGTCCGGTTCAAGGCCGCGCTGCGGACCGGTGGCGGCAGCCCGTCGGTGAGTCCGGGTAGCGCGGCCGGAACCGGTGCGACGGCATCGGTGCGGTCGGGCAGCACCGACCATTCCGGGCAGGTTCAGGTGGTGACCGGAACGTCGGGTGTCGGCGCTGGCACGATGGCAACGCTGACGTTCAGCACGGCGCGCCCATCGACCAGCTACGACGTCTGGCTGCAGGCGACATCGTCGGCGGCGCAATCGGCTGGCTACCCGCGGATCACCAGCCGGACGGTCAACGGGTTCGACATTGTCGTGACGACGTCGCCGGGCACGAGCGCGACGCTGCAGTGGAGCTATCTGGTCGTGGAGACGTAGGAACCGATGAATGGACGCGCGGGACCGGTGGGAATGGATAACCGCAGCGATTCTGGGGGCGGGAGCCTGGCTGGGACGGCGGTGGTTTCGCCAGAGCGAGCACCGGACGGTGGGGCGGATCGCGGATACGATGAATGCCAAAATGCAGCTGGAAATCTGCGAGGCCGAGCGCGAGTATTTACGCCGGGCGCTGCAGGAGATTCTGGAGGCGGCGGAATGGCGCACCCGTGCGCATCCGTCGCCGAGCTCGGAGAGCGAGCGCGACAATTAGCGGTAGCAATTCGAAACGGCGACGTCTCAGAGGAAATGGTGAGCCTGATCCTGGCATGGCTGGAGGTAGCCAATGGCCGTCAAACTACTGACCAAACTCGGTGATGGCGTGCTCGTACCGAGCGTGCTGGCGCGGGCGACCGAGCCGGTCGTCAATCGCTGGCCCGTGACGATGTTCGCGAATTTGTCAGGCAACCTCACGGGACGCGATCGTAACGGCACGTTCTCGCTCGTGGGGACGGGCGCGTTACGCTGGCAGCCTGCACCTGGCGCGCGGATCAATTACGCGATCAACCCGTCGTTTGAGCCGAGCGCGGGTGGGTGGCTGTCAGCGGGCGTGTCTCTCCAGTACGTGAGCGATCGCGCCACTGTAGGAACGACGAGCCTCAAGGGCACCGTCACCGCAACAGGCCCAGGGTCGCAACAAATTATTTTTCGAGGTGCCAACACCTATTTTCCTGCACAGGACTACACCCTTTCCGTTGACTGCTACAACCTTGGTTCAGACACCGTTCAGGCAAAAATGCTCGCTAAGGCTGGTGGAGTTAGTAGCGCTGTGGTGTCTCCACCATTCACGGTGTTACCAGGTGTGTGGCAGCGCCTGTCCTGGACATTCACCCTACCAATTGCGTCAGAGTCAGTAACGTTCCATGTGATTATGTCGAACAATGAGGATTGGCAGGTTGGTCAGGTCATTTATATTGACGGTGCATGTTTTGCTAATACAGGATCAACCTATTTCGATGGTAGTAGTGGCGTTTGGCTCAATCTCATCACTCAACAACTCGGCAGTGCTCATATCGTACCGAGCGTCGAACGCGCCGTTGCGTGGATTGAGGAAGGGACGACAAACGAAATCCCCGATCCTGTGTTCGGGAATAGCACAATTACGAACAACTGGGAGGCCGTTGGTAGTGCGACGGTGACCAGAGATACACGAGGGGATTTCGCCGTCAGGTATACGAATGTGCTCGATGGTGGCCTCGCCAAAATCGTCACCACCTCAGGCAGCGCAGGCCAGGGGCTCAGCCTGCTCGCGAGTAAAGCACCTGCCGTGAGCGCTGGGCAGACGCGCACAGCACAGGTCTCGCTGCGCCGCAGGAGTGGCACGGGCGACCTCAAACTGCAAATCGTTGGCCTCGATGCGTCAAATGCGCAAACTGAGGTGTTTGAGACGACATTTACGCCACCAGCGAACGGCGCAGCGATGGGCGACAACCTGCCCTACGTCACGGCGACGTTCGCCAACGCCAACACCGTGAAATACGTGGTGCGCGTCGTGACGGCAACGGCGAGCGCACAAGAATTCTACGTCGGCTATCTCGGCTGCGAGGCAAAACCGTATCCGACGAGCCCGTGCATTGGCAACATGGGCACAGGCTATAGCTGGGCAGGGACGGCGCACAACAGTGCGAGTACGCGGGCGGCAACGACCCTGACGTTCTCACCGGCCGGGCGCATCGCACCAGTACGTGGCAGCGTCGTCCTCGCTGCCCGCCGGGTGGTCAACACCGGCGTGAACCAGACGCTGCTCGATGTGGGCAGTGGTGGTGCCGGAACCGACCGGCTGACGTTGCGATTCACCGCAGCCGGCGCCCTGCAACTCGCCTGCCAGAGCAACGGTGGTGCCGTCACCACGGTCACGACGGCAGAGACGGCAGCGCTCGGCACCGAGGTGATCTGCTACGCAGCATGGGACGGGACGGATATCAGCGTCCGGCTCGGCACTGGAAGCCTGGCGACCGGGACACGCGATGCGCCGGCCGGATCGTTTGGTGCTGGCAACACAAGCCTCGGCACACGCCAGGATGGTAGCGATCCCCTCAACGGCGCACTCGGGCCGCTGCTCGTCTACACATCGCCACTCAGCCCGATGCGCCGTGACGTGCTCGTTGCGCGCGGCCCGGCGCGCTGGCGTTACGACGCGCTGGTTGTCGAGCAGCGTGACGGCGTGCGGGTGATCACGGTCGCCGCGCGATCGCGTGGGCTGGTCCGGCCCGAGCGTGCCGTCCGGCTGGGCCTGGAACGGCACGGCATCGACACCGAGATCGCGCTGCTCACCCCTGCCGAGGCGCGCGAACTCGCACACCTGTTGCTGGAGGTCGCGAATGCCGGAGAGCACGGAACAACGGGCTGAGTCCTGGCTCGCCGTCGTCACGGCAGAGCTAGCGCCGGTCGCTGAGCCGGTGACGGCTGAGATCGTCGAGCCGGGCGATGCCGCGGCGCTCGACGTCGTGCGTCCTGCACCGGCGCCGCCGAATCCGGCGCTCGCCGGGCTGCTCCGGCAGTTCGTTGACGCCGTCAGCGTTCTGCTCGCCGAGCAGCGCCGGCGTGAGGAGGTGACCGGTATCCCGTGGCAGGTGCGCCTGCAGCCGGTCGTGACGAATCCCCACGGAATCACCGAGGTGCAGTTTTCGGTCGTGCTCGAACCGGCTGACCTGGCCGGTCTCGCGCAATTTGCAGAGGAGGCTCGCTGATGGCACTCGTTGTCCGATCGCGTTACAAGCCCCAGGTGAACAAAACATCGCTCGAAACGACGATCGCTGGGTTCGACCCGTCAGGGAAAGGATTGCTCGTTTTGCCAGCCCAGATCATCGCCTACGACGATACGCAGTACAACCCGTCGGTGGCGATTCCTGGCAACCCGGCCGATGAGGCGCTGATCTCGGTGATCCATGAGGCGCCGATTCAGATAGACATGACGGCGCTGGCCGGGAAAACGGCAACGCACATCGCGGCGATCCTGAACGCGGCGCTCGATAGCTGGGCAGCGACGGTGAGGCCGGCGCTGGAACCGATGGCGCCGGTGTATCGCGCATTGCGCCAGGTCGGCCTGCGACCGTTGCCCACATCGCCGGTCGCAGCGCCTGCTGGCGTGACACTCGGCACTGCCTAACTCGCAGCGTTGCCCGTGCGCGTGCTAGTATCCGGTTCAGTGGTTGACCACTGAACCGGCTGACCGGTCAACGCCGGTGCGGTCAGCCAGCAATCGTCCGGAGTTGCGCAGCTTACGCATCGCCATGTGGAGGGCAGCGTGCTCAGCCTGAGTCATGACCGCGAGATTGCTCGGGTCATTGTTGGAGGTGTTCCCATCAATGTGATGAACAACCTCTTCGGGCGTAAGAAGCCTTCCGAGCATTTTCTCGGCAACGATACGGTGCTCGGCTACGTACCCTTTCTTGTTCGCAGCGGGGTGATCCGGCACATGGATGTAGACGTAACCGTCCCGTTTCTGCACATAGCGCCCATTGTATTTGGGCGGCTTCTTCCCTTTCAGCGATTCACCGTAGCAAGCGAGAGAACAGAATCTCGACGATCGCCTTCGTGCGGCGTATTTACGGCCGCAGACGGTGCAGACGTAATTGTGCAGCTCAGACCATTTCCGCCGCTCAACACCGGCCGTGGCAAGCCCAAAACACTTCTTGGAGCAGAATTTCCGGTTGACCGCTTTAGCTGGGTTCAATTTGAATTCCTTGCCGCAATAGGCGCACGTCACGGACGGACGTGTCTGTTCCGCCATGAGAGCCTTGTATCGTCCCTGGCATGCGCGAGAACAAAAACGAGCCGTCCTAGCCTTGGATGGCTTGACTTGAAAATCGTCGCCGCAGTGGATGCAGATGACCGAGACTGGTGTACACTTAGCGGGCATGCTATGGGCCTCCTACCAGGTCCATGGGGTGCCGATGCCCGGAGCGCTGCGACGCTGCCGGGCATATCTTTTGTCGAATTATATCACGATGGAGGATGTGCGTGATTACCGCAGATTCTCCGATCCTCGCGCCTTCAATCGGAACATTAGAGCAGGCATTGCGCTTTGCTGATCGCGATCCTGTCGCAGTAGAGTATCTTCAGGAATTGTGGAGACTCTGCTCGCTCTTCGGTATGTCGTTCTCAATTCTCGCAGCGCAAAGCGCGCATGAGACCGCTGGCTGGACGTCATACTGGTGGAAAACGAGACGCAATCCGGCCGGGCTCGGAATCACCGGCGATCCGAATCAGGATGCAGCGAGTCCGGCATTTTCTAGCGGCAAAGATGCCGCCAGAGCGCACGTCGCTCATATGCTGGTGTACACGCTCGGAGCAAGCCAGGCATCGGCGTTATGGCGTCAGGTTCTTGGCCGCGACATTGCAGAGGACGATCCCCGCTACAGAGCCGTGATCGCCGCCGGTTGGGCCGGTACCGTCCGGACGATTCGCGACCTGACGGGGAAATGGGCGACCGATCCTCAGTACCACGGGAAAATTGTTCGCTGGCTCGGCATTCTGTTTGGCGAGCCGCGAGGGGGAGCAATGATGGCGGAGAATGTCGTGTTCGGCCGGGTGCCGAAGCCCAACTGGATTGATCAATACATCGAGAAGCCGGCCGGTCACGGGTACGGCGATTACGGGCCGCGCCGGTTCCGCGGCGTCGTGCTGCATCGCATGGCCGGGACGCTGCTCGGGACGCGCAGCCATTTCCGTGCAACGAGCGGGCACGGGCTCGACGCGCTGACCGACTGGGGGATCGGCGGCGCGCTGGACGGCGACCTGGACGGCGTGATCGACCGGTACAACGACCCTGACGGTCGCCGGTCGCCGTGGGCGTCAGGACCAGCGATCAGCCCTGATGGGAAACTGCTCGTCAATGGCGACGCGGTGGACTGGTACCGGAAATACGCGCTCAGCGACCCGGTCGGGGTGAACATCTTCAATCGCGACACCGAGGCGATCGAACTGTCGGGCCAGTACGACACACCGGTCACGGAAAAACAGTACCGCGCGCTGGTGCAGCTTATTGCCTGGCGCCTCGACAGCAAGATGAAGCTACCCTGGTATGTCTGGCCGAAAAATCACGACGGCGTGCAGGCGATCCTGTGGCATGGCGAGGTGATGGGCTGGACGAAACCGTGCCCCGGCCAGGTCGTGATCGCCATGACCGACCGGCTGATCAACGACGTGCGCGACTACCTGCGGCGCTACCAGGAACAAGCTGCAGAGGTGCCGCAGCCGCAGCCACCGGCGCAATCGCCGCGACCGGCGCGGCCGGAGGACGATCCGGAGGTCCTGAAGTCATGGTTTGGCCGGCTGCAGGTGGACGGGCGCACGCTGACGTACAGCCCGAAGGCGGCAGAGAACCCGGCGTCGATCTCGGCAATCTGGCGCGCGCACGGCGAGGCGACCGGATTCTACCCGCGCATCGCCGGCTACAGTGAATTGCCGGACGGAACGCGCGTCTACGAGTTTGATGGCGGCTGGCGGATTATCGATCCTGCTGGGCCGGCCAAGCCGCGGCCTGCCGGAGGTAGCCGGCCGTGATGCAAAGCCTGACCACGGTGAGCACGACCGTGCATGACCATCGACCGTGCTGCTGGTGCCACGGTACCGGCACCTGCGAGTGTGCCAACGCCGTCTGGGATGGCGAACGCGTCGTCACGAGCACCTGGTGGGAAACACCCTGCCCGTTCTGCGGGGGATCGGGGACTGCGCATGCGTGGCCAGCACCTGCCGAGCCCGACGGACGGTGAGCTGCTGCACCTGGCGGTGTTGCTGGCGGAGCAGGAGGCAGGAATCGATCTCGCGCTTGCGCCATCGTGGTCGTCGCTCGGACCGCATCTGCGGCGGTTCTACGAACGAGCGGCTGAGGTGTTTTTGGAATCGTTAGCACGAAGAGAGGCTGAGGATGGACGAACTCACGAGTGCAGCACTGATCCTGAGCCCGGTCACGGTCGGGATCGTTGAGGTTGCAAAACGTGCTGGGCTGCCGGTGCGCTGGGCGCCGGTGTTTGCCCTGATTGCTGGCGTGGTGCTGGCACTACTCGCAGCATGGGGGAACGTGCTCGGGGGGTACGAGGGGAACTGGGCGCGCGTGGCACTCGGCGGGCTGCTGGCCGGTCTCGCGGCGAGCGGGCTGTACTCAGGCGTGAAAACGACGGCGCGCGGCTAATGCCAACGGCATCGCAATTCGTGGCTGAACAGCTCGGATTGTTGCCATTCCCCCCGTCGATGGCGCGTGACCGCGTCCGTGTCGCACACGATCCGCGCTGCTGGCTCTGTGGTGGCGACACGGGCGGCAGTGGCTGGGACCGGCGTGACAGTTTCCCGGAAACGTTTACCAACGTCACCCTTTCGCCCTGCCCGGCATCCTGGACGGTCTGCGAGGGGTGCGCAGCCGTATCCCGGCGCGAGACGTGGGAACGCTACGTGGCGATGCGACCCGACCTGAATCTTGTTGCGAAACACCCCTTCTCGTTTCGCAGCTATGCGCACGCCGTCTGGGCCGGGCACCACGAAACGCCGGATGCGCGCCGGTGGCGATCGCTGCTGCTCGACCCCCCGGACCCACCGTTTGTGTTTGCGATCCCCACGAGCAAACAAAAACACCTACTGTTTCGCTGCCTGATCGCGCAGAGCCGTGACCGGTATCCGGTGCAGTACGAGGAGGCACGCGTCTGGATCGATCGCGAGGCGTTTGCCGGATGCGTGGCGAGCATTGAGGCGCTGCTCGCTGCCGGCGCCCGTCGCCGTGAGATCGAGGCCGGCACCTATCACCCAGAGACGATCCGGCGGATCGGTCCGGCGCACTGGCGAGCGCTGGAGGATGCGCTACGCCCGTGGCGCCTGCGTGAGCCGGATTACGTTGCGCTCGGGTGCCTCATTGCTGAGGGACCGGCGCAAGGAGCGAATGATGCGATTCGGGTTTGACGTGGACGACGAGGACACCGCCGTGGCCTGTGCCCTCGTCTACGCCGTCTGGCGCAGCCGGAATCCTGCCCGGCTGAAAATCGGCCCAGACGTCTGGAGCCGGGTGGAACGATTTGTCCGGGCGGCAGCGATGCGCTCGGCGACACTGGCCCGGTTTGTCGAGGTGCTGAAAAAATCGCTCGGCTGCGACACGTTGCAGCCGCGGTGGATGGCTGCGGCCCTCGCCGGGGAATTCCCGACGCGCGCCGGGGCCGAGCCACCACGCCGGGAATTTCTCACCAGCCTGCTCGGCTACGCACGGCAGCGCGAGGTGCTGCGGATCCTCGAACGCGAGACGTCCTACGTGATCGTGCTCGTGCGCGACCGGCTCGAACGTGAGCGCCCGCTGGAGGCGCAACTCCCGGCAGAGACTGGGGACCATGAGGAGGAACTCGCCGCATGGACGTAATGCTCTCGGGCTATTTCACCCTGAGGACACCACTCTCGCACATCGGCGCGAGCGAATCGACGTATGCCGAGTTTGTGCGCTGGCCGGTGATCTACCCGGACGGGGTGGTGGTCGATCTGCCCGTCTACTCGGGCAACGCCTGGCGCGGGCAATTGCGCGATAGCGCTGCGACCTACCTGCTGCAACGGCTCGACAATCCCACGCTCAGTCTCGATGCGTTTCACCTGCTCTACTCGGGTGGCCGGATCGGTGGCGAGGCCGATGTCAACCTGCAACGGCTGCGCGAGGTGCGCCGGCTGCTCAAACCAATCGAGATGTTCGGTGGTGGCATCGGCAACCAGATTCGGCCGGCGACCTGGTTTGTTGCTGACGTTGCGCCGGACCAGCTCGGCGCCCTCGGCATCGAGCAGGAGCAATCGACCGTCCAACGCGTAGCCGACACCGAGCCGGTGTGCCGCCCGGCTGATTGACGATCGCGAGACGCCGATCCGTTTGGATAGCTCGGTCGCCGTGATGAGCCCGGCGAGGGCATCAGCGCGTCCAAGCCGGTACGCCTCGTGCACGGCGCGCCGGACGATCGCCTCGATCGCGGCTGGCGATCGCGTGGTTGCGATCTCATCCAGCGCGCGCTGGACGGTGGGATCGTAGGATTGACCGGTCATCATCATCCTCCAAAAAACAGGTGCCCGGTGGCGACCCCACCGGGCACGTCGGCGATTAGGACGGCTGGAGGCTGCTGTGCTCCAGCACGTCCGTCCGGAAGTCCAGCAGTCGCTCCCGGCACTCGTCGCATCGGGATGACTCTGTTCGGCCCTTGAGCCATTCCCACGTCTCATCATCCAGTTTCGCCGCCAACTGATCCCGCGGCGACGCCCAATGACCGCACCGGAACCGAGGAAACTCGCCGAACTGCGCGACCGCCTCGCGGTAGAGCCGGTCTGCCTCCCCGGTGTTGCCGCTATCGATCGCCTCATGCGCCGCGCGCATGTAGTCGAGGAATAGCTGGCCCTGGGCGGTGACCCCGCTCATGCACCAGATTCGCCCCTCGCGATCGATCCAGAACACAACCGCAGCGCCGCGGCCGCTGGCCGGGCCGACCATCACCTCGGCCGGGCGTGGCGCCGCGTCCAGCGTCCAGTACGCCTCGCGCGCCACGTCGCTGGCCGCGCCCTCGAACACCGCGTTCCAGGGCTCGTCCCCGACGGCCAGCCACAACTTCACGGGCTGCCCGTTCGCCAGGTCGCCAACGATTTGCTTGACATCGTCGAAATTGACTGTGCCGAACATTTCGGTCTCCTCCGTCACTTCGCCCCCCTCCGGAGCCCTGCTACGCGATACGTGCCTCGCACGTGCCTGCGCTATAGACCTGACCATCCTGGCCGATCGAATAGAGATACCCGGCGCCACCCTGTGCCGGAACGATTGCAGCGCACGCGCGCGTGTGCCGGTTGCCCCGCCGGCGAGCCCCGGCTCGTCTCAGCGTCCAGAACGCCTGGTACGCGGCGCCGCGCGCGTCGAGGTTGCGTGCGGTCAGGTGGTACGGGCCACCCTCGACGGAAACGTACACATCGAACGCCTCGCCAGCCTCTGCGATCTGATCACGGATCTCGTCGGTCGTCACCATTGCCGTTCCTCCGTTCCTGTTTCCCTTCGGGGCTGCCTCCCAGCCCCCTCATCTGCCTATAGAATAACACGCTACGTGCAGTTTGTCAATACCCCAGAACGAGAAAAACCTGTGTAAATCTCAATCAGCACGGCACACTTGACAACATCGTCGCCAGCGTGTATGATGCGGGCATGGAACGCAACGGACGGTACAAAACAACCAACGGCCTCGCCACCCTGCGGGAGCAGGGACGCAGTGTTACCTGGCTGGCGCGACGGCTCGGTGTCAGCCGCCAGTACGCCAGCGACGTGCTGCACGGGCACTACGCAATTCGCCGCGAGCTCGCTGAGCGCATCGCCGCCCTGCTCGGTGTAGAGGCTGATGAGATTTTTGCGCCGGTTCATCAACCGGCTGATCGGGTACCCAGTTCACGGGTACCCAGATAATCCGGAGCCTCGCCGTGGCACTCTGCCCCCTCTCCAACGTTCAGACAACGCGCATCCCCCTGATCCTCCCTGCCAAACCCGGCCGGGCCACGGCGGCCGGGGGCGGCATCCACGGATCGGGGACGGCCACGCCAGGTGGACGCACGCCGGCCGCCTCGCGTGGCTGCACGGTGCGGCCGGCAGCCAGGCAAATGGAGGGGACGCGCCAAGAGTGCCAATCGAGTCGCGCGGGGCGACAAACGGGGGCCGCCGGCCAGCCAACTGCCTGGCTGCCCTGGTGGCTGGCCGCGGTCCCCGCTCCTCCCACTGGAGATCGCCCATGGACTGGTCCAGTTTCGTCCTCGGCATCGCTGCTGCGTTTATCCTCAGCACCATCGTCGCCCTGGCTTTGGCCGCGTGCTGGCCAGACGATCGCGACGATTTGCCGTGATATCTTCCCCCCCTCCCAATTCCCGAGCCCGGCCGTCTCGCACCTGCGAGGCGGCCACACCGGGCGGTTAGGCCTGGCCTGCCAGGTAGCGCGGCTAGTGCGGGGCGACCTGCGCTATCTGGCCGGGACACCGACCTGGCCGCCCGGTGTGGCCGTGTGGCCACGGAAACGATCGTACGTCCAGGAGTTGCGCGGCGCATTCGCGCAGAAAGGAGGTCAAACCGTGCCCGTACCCCGCGGATCGACCCGGCACTGTGAGGCCGTTGAGGAGCATGGCGCGCGCCTGCGGGCGCTCGTGCGCACGGTCGAGCAGGTGCTGGGCGATGGCCTGGTCGATCCAGGCGAGCACCAGCTCCTGCGTGCGCACATGGAACGCGTGCAGGAGAGCTACCGGATGCTGCCGGCGCAGGCAGCGCAGCAGGACAACGTCCTGCGCCTGATCGGCGCCCTCGCCGGCGCCGGTGCGGTCACGCCGTGGATCCGGCGGATCGCCCGTGAGGCAGCGGAGGACGAGCAACGTTTAGATCAGGCAGCGTAACGGACCGGGCCACGTGGGAGGCACGTGGCCCAGGGGGACATGTTGGGAACGGAGGAACGTTCCAGGGGGAGTATAGCACATGATCGGCCTACTCGTAACACGCATTTGGGCCATCACCAGCGGCGATCCCGCTGGGCTCGCCGACGCCGTCAATCGCCGGATCGCCACGATCGAGGCATCTGGCGGCGACGTCATCTCGGTGCAGGTCTGCCCACCAACCCTGCCAGGTGGCGCCTACGCGGCGTTCCTCGTCTGCCGTCTCCCGGAGGAGGTGGCGCGATGAAGTGGAACAGCATCCGTCCCAGCCACCACGCGGGGCCGTCGCGACGTCGCTGGCTCGCCGAGCAGCAATACGCGCGCGCCTGCAGCGACGCAGCGCTCTGGGAGGCGATGGTCCGGTGGGCGCTGTCGCTCGGCCGGCCAGAGGCAGCGCAGCGCTACGCCAGGCTCTATCGCGCTGCCGGCGACCAGCTCACGGCGGCATGGAACGAACTGCAGGAGGCACAACAATGACCCCATTGCCGTGTCACGTGACCAGTAGCGATCTCGTCAAAATGGCATCCGTCTACGTGAATTTGCCAAATCAGCTCAGGCCCTACGCAACCGAGGGGTACGCCGCAGCCAGCGCTGCGCTGTCGCGCGCGCTCGGCGTGCCGGTACGCGTGCGCAACGACGACGACCTGTTGATGCTCTACGAGGTATTGCGCGAGTGCACCGGCCTGCATCCGGCCGATCTTGCCACCAGCGCGGCCCAGTTTGCACGAGAGGAGGTGCCTATCGACCAACGTGTTGTTTGACCCGCGATGTCGTTCACCGTACGCGAAGCGAAGTTGGAGGTACCACGCGATGAGCGATCTCGTTCTCACGAACACGCAAAACGATCCTGGCGTCTGGCTCTCGCCTGACGGCCAGGAGGAACCGATCGTCCGAAATCTTTACATCGTCCCTCCGCTCGGGCAGTACCGGCTACGCATCCTGCGAATCGCGAAACCGTTCGACATGCCCAAATCGGACCAGTTCGGTGGTGGCGCCCAACGCATGACCCGTTTGGAGCTCCAGATCATCGGCGGTAAGGGCAACGGCAAAAAGGTGGCCCCGATGGTGAGCCTTTCGATCGGCCGGCGCGCGATCCTCGGTCAGGTCATCCGTGCTGCCGAGCGGCGTGAGCTCGATCCCGGCGAGCAATACGACCTCTTCAATCTGATCGGCAAGGAGTTCATGGCAACGCTCCGGCCGTCAGAATCTGTCGGCGAGGACGGCAAACCGAAATACAGCAAATTGGTGGACGGGACGATCATGCCGGTCCAGGCAGACGATGAGACCTGGGAGGCAGTGAGCTAATGCGTACGGGCGAGGCGGTCCGCATCATCCTCCCAGATTTGGACGGTCGCTCCGTTCCTGAGCCCATGGGTGATTCACCTCTGGAGCCGGTGCTGGTCAGACCGGAGGGTAGCGGCCGCTTCGCCCATTATCGGATTGATGAGGTAGCGGACTGCGAGCTGAATGGTGATGAGCTGTATATCGCATCGGGATTGTTCTACGCCGGCCGGATCACGCGCTGGAGCGGGCGCCGGGCGGAGAACGTGGGACAGGTTCTGTGGTTGCCATTTGATTTTGATCTGAGTGATTGGTTGGGCCTAGAAAAATCTGAGGTCTACCGGCTGAGCAACGAGGCACTGGGTCCATGCATTGCTGGCCTGCGTGCAGCAGTTGAGGGGGTATTCGTGTCACTCGGGCTGCCGGTGCATCTTCTTATTCATACCGGCCATGGCCTGTGCGCCTGCGTCCGGCTCGCATCGCATCCGCCGGAAGCGATCCCCGAACTACGACGGTTGCACAAAACCCTTGTTGAGCGCATCAACGCCGTCGCGGGATACCGGCTGGCCGATCCCCAGGTGAGTGATGCTGGGACGCGGATTGTCCGTCTGCCTGGCACGGTGAACCTGAAGGGCGTCGAACCGCGCCCGGTCGTGTTGCTAGCGCAGCGTGACGGCTGGGTGACGATTGCGGACCTGCGGGCGGTTGTCCAGGCAGCGTTGCCCCAGGCGACACATCCGGCTCCCGGCCGGGGATCCGTTGATGGCTCTGCCGGTGAATCGCCATCGATGCCGATCGCTCCAGAGGATGTGACGGCGATGGTCGAGGTGCTCCGGCCATTCTGGCACGAGGGGAGCCGGCACCTGCTGGCGCTGGGGATCGCTGGGCTGTTGGCGAAAGCAGGGATTGGAGAGGCGACTGCGACGTCGATCGTCGATGCGCTCGCCGCAGACGATCCGGAGCGAGCCGACCGGTTGCGGGCAGTACAGACGACCTACGAGCGCATGCGTGTGGGTGGCGCGACGGCCGGGTACACAGCGCTCGCACGGCTTCTCCCGGTCGAGATTCACCAGTGGCTCGATGCACGGCTCGCGCCGATCCGGGCGGCGACATCCCCCCGGCTGGTTATCGGTCAGCGTGTCGCGCTCGCCGACGATGAGCCAGAGCAGGTTCCTGAATTTGAGGAACTGCCAGACGCCTGCCTGTCTGGCTGGATCAGGGCCTACGTGGCAGTGATGCAGCCAACGACTGAGGCACCACGTGCCTATCACTATGGGGTGGGCATGACCATCGCTGGTGCCATTACCGGCCGGCGTATTGGCATTGCCTATGGAGCCGACCCGCTGTTCCCGAACCTGTACACCCTCCTGATTGGGCGTTCTGGCCGGAGCCGGAAGGACACGGCGATCAAACGCGGCATGCGGTTTATGACCGGCTGGAACGCGAACGACACGCGCCTCGTCAACCCCGAGGTGCGCGTGGCCACCGACGTCGGAAGCGCGGAAGGGCTCATTCAGGTATTGAGCGAGAACCCGAATGTGTTGCTCTACCTGACTGAGTTGAGCCGGCTGATCGGCCAGGCGAGACGGAAGGGGACGCAAACGATCATCCCGGTGTTGATCGAGGCGTTTGACACGCCTCCGGTGCTGACGAATTTGACGAAGGCGAACCCGATTGAGGCCCGGTACCCGTTTTTGTCGATCGTGTCCGGGACGCAACCGAGCACGCTGGCGGGACTGATGACGGACGAGGATATCCATTCAGGGTTCGCCAATCGCTGGTTCTATGTCTGTGGCAACGCCCGCGGTCCGCTGCCATCGCCTCCTGATCTCGACCAGCGCGCAGCAGAACAGCTCTGGCGGGAGTTGTGGAACACGGTGCGTTCCTACGATGCCGGAACCATGCTGCGGCTGGATGCACGTGCCCAGGAACGGTGGCGTGCCTGGTACGAGGACGATTACCGGCGAGAACCGGGAACAGAGGAGGAGGACGCGATGCGTGTCCGGCACGCGGTCCTCATCCAGAAACTCGCACTGATTCACGCGGTCACTGACGGAGCGCGAGCGGTTGGCCTGCAGCATCTTGAGCCGGCGATCGCGGCCGTGGATTGGATGTGGCGGCACGTGGCTCGCCTGATGCCGACCTGGGGCGGACGGATCGACACGCTGATTGAGGAACGGATGGTTGCCGTCCTGTCGCGGCGTGGCCCGATGCGCCGGCGCGATCTGCAGATCCAGTGCAGCAACCGGCGCTGGAGCGGGACAGATTTCGCCAGGGTATTTGACGCCGCGGTGAAAAACGGCCGTATCGTCGTTGACCCATTCGGCACCGTCGCCCTCGCGGAGGACGCGTGATGTTGGACATGTTGGACAAATGTTGGACGTATTTGTCCAACATGATTTGACCGAAAGATACGCCAGAAATTTTGTGAACGTACAGGGTGTTGGACATGTTGGACATTTCTGGGAGTTATAACAGCAAACGCTTGCAAAACCCCCCGTTTTTGTCCAACATGTCCAACATGTCCAACATGGTGTACGTTCACAAAAAACATCCGAGAGATATCGGTCATATCCTGTTGGACAAATATGTCCAACATTTGTCCAACATGTCCAACATTTGGAAGCGGGAGAGGGCCGCCGCATGACGGTGCTGGTTCGGTACCAGGAGGATGGCAGCGTGACCATCCGGTCGCCGTACGACGCCGCGTTTTGTGCCGACCTGAAACGAACGATTCCTGGCCGGTGGCGGCGATGGCGGGCAGAGGACCGGGTCTGGTGGATTCATCAGCGCTGCGCTGAGGACGCGATCGCGCTCTGCCGTTCCTGGTTCCACGATGTCGAGATCATCCTCTACCGGCGAGACAGGGAATCGTTTGATCGTGATCACGATTCCCATGGGGATCCCTATGCCGTTTTGCATCTTCGTCCAACTGCGCCCTGGGAACTCGTTGAAGCGGCCTACCAGATCCTTGCCGCTCACCCCGATCGGGAGGATCTCACCGGCATCGAGCAGGCGTACCAGGAACTTCGCCAGCATCGTGAGAGGAAATCGCCGTGACTCGCCAGACTGATGCGTTACTCGTGTTACTGACCAACCTCGGGAAATTGCCGGAGGGACCACAACGGCGAGCGTTGATCGCTGCGCTGCAGGCATCGCTCGCTGCAGCGTTGCAGGAACAGGTTGCGCTCGAACGCAAACTGCTCGCGCAGTGGACGTGGTTATGGGAAACGCCCGAGGACGATCACCTCTATGGCCATCGCGAGGACATCTGGCAATCAACCCTCGCGGCCTACGAACGGCTCTGCGACGTGATCGGCCTGGCCCAGGATACGGTCACTGGGAATGAGGGGAGTGCCTCATGCCCGTTCTAACGATCGGCGGACGTCCTGTTCATGACCGGACGCCAGACCCAGCGCCGGTTCCGGAACCGTCCCGGCTCATCTCCTGGACTGAGTGCTGGAAACGGCTACGGCAGCTCGGTTTTGCGGGCCGGCAGGAGGTCATCGCCGCGATCGGTGGATGGTCGAACGATCCTGAGGAGGTCTGGCAACGGGCTCGCCGTGCACGGGAGACGATGATCCGTCAGCAGGGGAAACGGCTCACCTGCTGGAACTGTGGCGGACCACGTGAGCTCGGTGTGCCGTGTCCGGCCTGTGGTGCATTACCGGTTGTTGCGAGGTCATAGCATCATGGATGTTCCAGAAAACGTTTTACAGGACGCTGTCATCGGTGCCGCCCGCCGTCTCGGCTATCTCGTTGCCCATTTCCGGCCTGGCCAGACGGCGCACGGCTGGCGCACACCGGTCAGCGCGGACGGCGCAGGGTTCCCCGACCTGGTCATGCTCCGTGGACCCCGGCTGATCGTCGCCGAATGCAAATCGCCACGAGGCCGCCTCACCCCCGAGCAGGACCGGTGGCTCGCAGCGTTTCGCGATGCCGGTATCGAGACGTGGGTGGTGCGCGAGCCGCCACGTCCGGGTGAGGTGAGCTTGGATGAGGCGATCCAATTCCTTGCGAGAGAGTGGACGGAGCAAAAAATGGCATGGGAACCAGGGTGTGTCGTCTGTTTTGCGCCAGCCATGGTCATCTGGCGTGGGTTTTCCCTCTGTGGCAACTGCTCGGGCGTTGCCTGGCAAATCCCCCGCGACGTCCACGACCGGCTCAGTGACCTGGAATTCGTGCGCGTGCTGGAGGACATTTTCGCGATGCTCGGAGAGAACGAGAACGTCACCCACGACCAGGCCATCGATCGCGTCCTCGCGGAAAGGCACCTGCTATGACCCCCCGTCCGTACATGGCGAACGTACACTGCGTGGTCAACAGCGCCAGGAATGGCCCTGTCGCGCGTCCAGAGGCTCGCAGAGCCACGTTTCACGTGCTGCGAATCACACACATATCGCGAAGGGGTGCGTGGCGCTACGAACGCTACAGCGCGCCAGGACGGAATCGACGGGGAGGACGACTGATGACAGAGCGCATCTGGCCTATCCCTCCCGGAACATACGATTTTGGGCCTCTCACTGAGCCCGAGCGCTGGTTGTTGTTCGCCGCCATTGCGCTGTTACGTTCCGATGGTTACTCGGAGGACGAATCCATTCGGGCCATCACATCGGGCCAGAATTGGCGTCGAAACGTCGATGCCATCCTCGGTGGGTGGCGTCCCCGGTCATTTCGTCATGATCGCAACGAGATGGATCCCGTCGATATGGACGCTAATGGTGCCGAGATCACCGTGGACCATTTCCTCACGCGACGGGCAATGTTTGCCACGTTCTATGAGTACGGGGATGTTTCGTTCACGAAACGTCTCATCATCGCGTTCGCGGACGGCAGCAATGCGGAATATCTGTTCGACGAACCAGATGGACGGCAATTCGTCATCCGGCGGCGCTGAACTGGTGAAACGCTGGAAGGAGGGATGAGGTGCCAAATGTCACGATCTCAATGCCACGGTATCGCGTCCGACATGTTGCCCCAGCCGGCCCTGATGGCACACCCAGCGATCTCGATCGCCGGCTCATCATCGAGGAGCGCGGCCGTCACGGTGGTCGGACGGTCACGATCACCTGGCCGCGCGTGGTGCCACTCGCGCCGGTGCTGGCCCGGCTCGGGGTATTGCCGGATCCTGGCCAGGAATGGGAGGTTGCCTACGAGATGGGGATTCGTGCTGCTTTGATCGCCCTGGCAACGCGATACGTCCGCGATCTCAGTACCTGCGTCACCGTCGCACAGGCGATCGCTCACACGATGCCGGCTGAGGAGGTGTCCTACTGGCTGGCGAAATGCCGGGCATCCCGGCGAGGCGCCAGGGCATTGCGCGTGCTGATTGGCAGTGACGGTGAGCGTGTTTGAGATGAGAGGGGTGACCGTTGAGGACGCAGGAGACTGAGACGCCATGAGAACAGAACGGACAACTGACGAGGCAACGATTGACGCCGCTGTCGTCATCACCTGGCTCGGCGCTCACCCCGGCTTGGTGGACCGCGTCACGATGCACCAGGCGATCTTTGCGCTCGCCGCTGCGGCCTACCGTGAACGCCGGAAGGTCGTCAATGCGCCGTTCCGCATGACGCGCTGGGGACCGTTCAGCACGGAACTCTGCCTGACCGAACTTGCGCTCGCCCAGGCCGGGCTCGTGACCATGCATGAGAACTGGCAAATGTCGCTGACCAGCGATGCGCGCGACTATGCCGATCACGTGATCCTGGAGCCAGACCGGACGATGATCCAGCAGGCCCGGCCATGGCTACCTGGTACAGCAATCATCGCTCTGCACGATCCGGATGTCTCACCCATCGATGCAATCGCCTATGGCACGCCACTGACTGCCATCGTTGAGCCGGAGGAGATGACCGGTAGCCTTGCGGTTGACCCCGACTGGCTCGAAACGCTCGCCACGCACATCGCCATGCCCGTCTTGAAATTCCACAGGGGTGTGCAATGAACCGTGACGACATGCTCGACTACGACGATCTTCCCGAATTCGCTGTGACAGGTCTTTTTGAGAGGAGTATGCAATGAACGGAACACCACTCAAACTCGATCTCATTCCACTCTCGCAGATTGTGACCTGGTGGGCAAATCCACCGGGACGCATCAAGCCAAAATCCGATGGCTGGAAG